GTGTAGGTAGTGAAGATTCCTGTGATTTTGTTTCCGGCCCGCGTTGTGATTGTCGTTTCCATTTCCGTTCTCCGTGGTTGATAGACGCAGAATAGCGAACTGCTCACATAATGTCAACAACAAATATTTGTTGACACCACTTTTTCTTTCGTGCTAGTGTCCACGTATTGTCAACACAACACAAGGAAACGGACCATGTGGACCACAAAGCGCTTCAAGACCTCGCACGCAATGGCTAACTGGATTGGTGCCAACCAGCATCGCTTTCAGATTGTTCCACTGTACGTCAACAATGGCTACGCCGTGGAGTTCAAAAAGCTGAGGCGTGTCTATTGACGCGGCGTAGCAGGACGTGCTACACGCTGGCGTGTAGTAAGCAAACGGCGGCCAAACGGCCGCCGTTTTCTTTTGGGCAATGGCTGGGGTACGCGTGGGGTACGACGTGGGGCAATGCAGAGCGGGGCTAAAAGCTATACGCCATCGGCTCTTGGGTAATATGGGTTATCTCTCTAGTTAAAGGACTGTTAAGTGTATATTAGTAAATGCTAATATAATAGTGTGCTGTTACTGGAAGGGCGACTTCGAGTAAAATTAACGTTCTACATTACCCCACACTACCCCACAGTGACGCTACGTCACCTCTCCGCTGCCCCGGCGCTTGCAATCCCGCTGTTAGTCTGCTAGATTGTTAGAGCAAACAAAACGCTAGAAAGGACTAGCCGCATGGCACAGCTTTATGTCTACGCCGACACTTACGCCGACAATACTGCGACGCTGGATGACACACTATCCACGCTAGCAAGCGACGAAATCATTACGTCAAGTCACAAGCAAACGCTGGCGCTGGCGATTGAGCCATTGCTTCCATGCCTGTTAAAGATAGGCGTGCGCACGCCTCTTAGCATTGTCTACTGCGAAGCTGGCGGCCGACGCTTCCGCGTCGGGCAGCGTGGACAGTTCATGCCGGGAAGCTGGCGCGCCAATCTGAGGACGAAACGTTTCTGGTGACAGAAAGGTCCACAGCACATAGCCGCCAGGCGCGCACGCCAGCAACTAACATGTTAGCATGCTAGCTAGGCTAGCCTGCTACCATGCTAGCAGATTGGTGCAGTGCAGCATTTTGCTGCGAGTGCTCAGAGGGGAGGGGGGGGCAGGGCCAAGCGCGGCTGCTGTTGCCGTGGCCAAGGGCTGCACGAATTTTTTTATTTTTTCTCCACGCTCACAACAAAATACTTGACGCTTGCTCAAACAGCCAACCCGCGCTATCTTGACGTCATGACCTTCCACTCACTGCCCTACGACCCGCGTCCACTGACCGCCACCGAGGCGCGTCTGGAGGCGATCTACGCGGCTGCCAAGCTGGGGCTCAAGGGCGACAGCCTGGCACTCGCCGCTGGCATGACGCCGGTCGAGTACCGCAAGCTCTGCCAGATGGACCCCATCGCGGAGTACGCCGAACAGAAGGGCCGCGCCGAGGGCGAGCGCGCCATGGCCACCACCCTGTACGCCGCTGCCGAGGCGGGCGACGCCAAGGCGGCGACCGAGATGTTGCGCTACGCCCATGGGTGGGTGGCCAAGCAGGCGGTCGAGGTCAGCATCGAGCAGAAGATCAGCATCACGGCGGCGTTGGAAGAGGCGCAGCGGCGCGTAATTGACCTTGTTGCAACGGAGGTAACGCATGTTTCCGAAATCACCTGACATTTCGGCGCAAAAACAACTTGTTACAGGATTGTTTGGGCGCACCCCCGGCACGGCAGGCCAAAGGTTTGATTTTGGCCAAAACCAACGCCGCGCGCGGCCAATGTTCTCTGACTATTCCGGCTGGACCTTGAGACCAGAATTTCGCGAAGACCTTGGTGACCGCGCGCAGTCTATAGAACAACTGCTGCGCATAGTGGGCCCGTCCATGCTGGGCAGCCGGGGCAAGATGTTCTACCAGTTCATGTCGCCGCCCGAGGAACCTGCGCCATCGCAGCAAGGAAATGCGTTTGCTGACCTGTTGTCCGGCGTTTTTTCTGGCGGCAACGCAAACACGCGCAATGCAATGTCGGCGTTTACAGGCTTTATGAGCCGCCGCAAATAATGCAGACCACGCGCTACAGCGCTGAGGACGAGCAGAACCTGATGGCGTCCCTGTGGGCGCCGTCGCTCAAGGACGACCCGCTCAAGTTCGTGATGTGGCTGTTTCCGTGGGGGCAGCCCGGCACGCCGCTGGAGCACTTCTCTGGCCCGCGCAAGTGGCAGCGCGAGGTGCTGCGCGATCTGGCCGAGCACATCAGGCAGAACAGCGGCAAGGTGGACTTCGACGTGCTCCGCATGGCCGTGTCTTCCGGCCGCGGCATCGGCAAGTCGGCCCTCGTCTCGTGGCTCATCATCTGGATGCTGACGACCCGGATCGGGTCCAGCACCATCGTGTCGGCCAACTCCGAGACGCAGCTCCGGTCGATCACCTGGGCCGAGATCACCAAGTGGCTGGCGCTCGCGTTGAACAGTCACTGGTTCGAGGTCTCGGCTACCCGCGTCATGCCCGCCAAGTGGCTGGCCGAGCTGGTCGAGCGCGACCTGAAGAAGGGCACGCGCTACTGGGGCGTCGAGGGGCGACTGTGGTCGGAAGAGAACCCGGACGCCTACGCGGGCGTGCACAACTTCGATGGTGTAATGCTGGTGTTCGACGAAGCCAGCGGTATCTCCGACAGCATCTGGCAGGTGGCAGCGGGCTTCTTCACCGAGAACACGCCCAACCGCTTCTGGATGGCGTTCTCCAACCCCCGCCGCAACACGGGCTACTTCTACGAGGCGTTCAACGCCAAGCGGGACTTCTGGCGCAACAAGACCGTGGACGCCCGCACGGTCGAAGGAACGGACAAGGCGGTCTATGAGCAGATCATCCTCGAATACGGGCCTGACAGCGTTCAGGCGCATGTTGAGGTCTACGGTGAGTTTCCCTCGGCTGGAGATGACCAGTTCATCCCGATCCATCTCGTCGACGACGCCATGGGACGACCCCGCTATAAGGACGCCTCGGCTCCAGTGGTCCTCGGCGTGGACCCGGCACGCTTCGGTGCCGACGCTACAGTTATCGCGGTACGGCAAGGCCGAGACATCGTGGCAATCAAGCGCTACCGCGGTGACGACACCATGGAAGTAGTCGGTCGCGTCATCGAGGCGATGGAAGAGTTCCAGCCGACGATGGTGGTGATCGACGAGGGCGGGCTGGGCGCGGGGGTCGTGGACCGGCTCAAGGAGCAGCGGTACAAGGTCAAGGGGGTGAACTTTGGGTCCAAGAGCAGCAAGCCGGTCATGTACGGCAACAAGCGGGCCGAGATGTGGGGAGCCATGCGGGAATGGTTGAAGACCGCGTCGATCCCACCCGACCGGGTGCTGAAGACGGACCTGATCTCGCCGCTGATGAAGCCGGACAGCAAGGGCACGATCTTCCTCGAAGGCAAGAAGGAGATGAAAGCCCGTGGGCTCGCAAGCCCCGACGCCGCAGACGCGATAGCCGTTACATTCGCGTTCCCCGTGGCCTCCAGAGGCGAGCGCGTTGACAGGACGCCGCGCAAGGCTTATGGTCAGTCAAGTGTTTCAACCTCTTGGCTAGGTTCCTGATGGCGCGCAAAGGCGTATCTTTGTCGGTAGGACGCGGTGAGAAGCTGCCCGTCAGCAAGGGCGCCGGGCTGACGGCCAAGGGACGTGCCAAGTACAACAAGGCGACGGGCAGCAAGTTGAAGCCGCCCGCGCCAAACCCGCGTAATGATGCAGAACAGGCGCGAAAAACGTCGTTTTGTAAGCGTATGCGACCAATTGCAGCCAAAGCAGGCGAAGGCAGCCGCGCCAAAGCCTCAATGAGACGGTGGAAGTGCTAAAATGGCCAAGAAACCCGGACTTTACGCTGCAATTCACGCTAAAAAGGCCCGCATTGCCGCCGGATCAGGCGAAAAGATGCGGAAAGTTGGCGCCAAAGGTGCTCCAACTGCCGCCGACTTCAAGAAATCAGCCAAAACCGCGCAGCGGTCGCTGTCCAGCTACGGCGGGCTGCCCGGCATGAAGCGCGTCAAGGGCTCCAGAAAGGACAAGTGACATGCCGTTAGTCAAAAACTCCAGTAAATCCGCCTTCCGCAAGAATATCAAGACTGAAATGGCTGCGGGCAAACCCGCAAAGCAGTCTGTGGCCATCGCCTACGCGACGAAGCGCAAGGCACAGAACAAAAAGGGCAAGTAAGATGGCTAAACGTTCTGTTGCGTATAAATCAGACCGCGGTCAAATTCCCAACACCGCCGACTACAAAGGCGACTTTCAAGGAAGTACGCAACCAAAGAGCAAATTGTCGGGCGGTTTTGGCCCCTTTGGCATAAAGTACAGCAAGCCGATTGGGCCCGTAAAGCCCGTTGGCCAGCGCATGGACGAGTACAGCAGGCAGCAGTTGGCCAAACTTAAGCAGAAAGCCGCCGCGCCCGTGCCCAAGCCCAAGCCCAAGCCTCCGCAGGTTATTCGCACGACCGTTTCTGAGCGCGTTACGCCTGCCAACGCCCCTGCAACCGCACCCGCCCGCATGGCGGTCAACCGCGCAACGGGCGACACAACGGGCTTTACCAGCGGCAAGACGACTGGCTCGACCGTGACCAAGGCTGGCGTTGCGACAAAAACTGGTGGTACAGCCTTCCAGCAGATGCAGCGCAATGCCATGGCAAAAAGAGGCGAGGCTGGCCCGCGCAAAGACAGCAGCGGCCGCAACGTGTCAAGCATGACGGGTAACCGGACAGCTACATCTAGCGCAAGCCGTTCGACCGGCGGCGCAAGCCGCTCGTCGCGCGGCGGCATGGAGAAGTTTGGCCCCGGAACAGGAAGCAAGAGGTAAATGGCTGATGATGGTCTGAAAGGCGCGGCCAAGGTCGCCAACGGCGGTACGGACAAGAGCGACATGCTCTCGACCATGCGGTCGCGCTTTACCATGGCCATTTCTGCCTTGGGCGAAAGCCGCGAGGACGAACTGGACGACCTGCGCTTCATGGCAGGCTCGCCCGACAACCAGTGGCAGTGGCCCGCCGACGTGCTGGCGACGCGTGGCTCTGTGCAGGGCCAGACGATCAACGCGCGCCCCTGTCTGACCATCAACAAGCTGCCGCAGCACGTCCGGCAGGTCACCAACCAGCAGCGGCAGAACCGGCCCAGCGGCAAGGTGATCCCGGCTGACGACAACGCCGACGTGGCAGTGGCCGAGGTTTTCGACGGCATCATCCGGCACATCGAGTATATGTCGGACGCCGACGTGGCCTACGACACCGCCTGCGACAACCAGGTGACCTACGGCGAGGGCTACATCCGCATCCTGACAGAATATGCACGAGAAGACAGTTTTGATCAGGATCTGCGCATCGGCCGCATCCGCAACTCGTTCAGCGTCTATATGGACCCGACGATCCAAGACCCGTGCGGGTCCGACGCCAAGTGGTGCTTCATTACGGAAGACCTGCTCAAGGAAGAGTTTGAGCGGATGTTCCCCGACGCAGCACCCATCACGTCCATCATGGCGCAGGGTATTGGCGACCAGTCACTAAGCCAATGGATTAGTCAGAACACCGTCCGTATCGCGGAATACTTCTACATCGACCATGAGAAGGCCAAGCTGAACCTGTACCCCGGCAACGTGACGGCCTTCAACGGTACGCCGCAGGACGGACAGCTCAAGGCCATGTTTGGCCAGCCGGTGCGCACCCGCACCGTTGACCGCCGCAAGGTCATGTGGGTCAAGACCAACGGCTACGAGGTGCTGGACGAACGCGAGTGGATCGGCAAGTACATCCCGGTCGTGCGGGTCGTCGGCAACGAGTTTGAGGTAGACGGACGCCTGTACATCTCCGGGTTGGTGCGCAACGCCAAGGACGCGCAGCGCATGTACAACTACTGGACCAGCCAGGAGGCCGAGATGCTGGCCTTGGCGCCCAAGGCACCCTTCGTTGCTTATGGCGGCCAGTTTGAAGGATACGAGATGCAGTGGAAGACGGCCAACACGACCAACTGGCCGTACCTCGAAGTGAACCCGGATGTGACCGACGGCGCGGGAAATGTCCTGCCTCTCCCGCAGCGTTCTCAGCCGCCAATGGCGCAGACGGGCCTTATTCAGGCCAAGATGGGCGCCGCGGAGGACATCAAGTCTACGACCGGCCAGTACAACGCCAGCCTCGGCCAGCAGGGCAACGAACGCTCTGGCAAGGCCATCCTCGCGCGCGTGCAGGAGGGCGACACGGGCACCTACCACTACGTTGACAACCTCGGCCGCGCCATCCGCCACATCACCCGCCAGCTTGTGGACATGATCCCCAAGATCTACGACACCGAGCGCATCGCGCGCATCATCGGCGTTGACGGTGAGGTTGGCATGGCCAAGATCAACCCGCAGCAGCCCGAGCCGGTCAAGCCGATCATG